AACTACAAGGCTATGGACATAAGATTACAGGTGTAAGTAAAGGAAGGGACTCTGTGGTGTATGGGTTAAACCTAATCAACCAGAATGAAATATACGTTACATCTAACAGTAAGAACCTAAAAAGGGAACTACAAGGATATGTGTGGGCAACAGACAAGGAAGGCAACCAACTACAAAAGCCATCAGGGGCACATCCAGATTGTATAGATGCAGCTCGTTACATTTTAATGGACACATTAGAGAACCCAAATAAGGGTCAGTATTTTATTTATTAAAAATAAATTAAAAAAAGTTTGGTAGTTAAAAAAATGTTTATATCTTTGGTGTATAATTAAAAACAATGCAAGATCCAACAAAAGAAGAATTAGAATATGAATGTTATGAGTGTGATAAACCAATTGAAAAATCAGGATGGTGTTCTGATGATTGCTTTAACGCTTCAATGTTATAAATTTAAAAACAAGATTATGAATTACAGAAAAGTTAAAAAAATAGAGAAGATTGAAAATATTAAAAACATCAAACGTGATGCATTAGCATTTGTTGTCTTGATGGGAGGATTTTACTTAATGATTTATACAGGGTTTCAATTTTTAGTATGGATCTTATAAAGCCATTAAACAAACCCCTCTGGAAGAAGATGCAACGCTGTTGGGATAACGATATGTATGTATATCAAAAACCTATAAACACAGGAATGAAATCAAAGGTAAAGATTTACCTATCCATACAAGGAACAGAAAAATGGGGCAAAGAAGTTTATGTTCAAAATACAAAAAAGCTTACAGATAAAATAGAAGAGTGCTATCATTGGTTATATGATAATCACAAAACGAGTTTCATTTGAGTTAGGTTAGTTAATGTTGGATGAAGGGGTAGCAGAAATGTTATCCTTTTTTCTTTTTATACAAAACTAAGAGTTTATTATTGTATATATATGATTATAGACTTATACGTTCCAGACTCATTAAGCGATATAACTTTAGAGCAATATCAAAAGTTTGCCAAGCTTAACACTGAAGAAAACGAGAATACTAATTTCTTGCTTCATAAGATGGTTGAGATATTCTGCAACCTTGATTTAAAGGATATTGCAACCATTAGATTCAATCACGTCACAGACATTATAGAAGACTTAAACAAGGTATTCGAACAGAAGTCTGATTTAAAGCCAACGTTTGAACTAAATGGAATTACATATGGTTTTATACCAAAGCTAGACGATATGACCTTAGGGGAGTACATAGACCTAGATAACACACTGTCAGACTGGGAACAAATGCACAAAGCAATGTCAGTTCTTTATAGACCTGTTACACTACAGAAAAAAGACAAATATCAAATAGAAGATTACAAAGGAACAGATAACGCTGAAGCATTTAAACAAATGCCTTTAGATGTTGTAATGGGATCACTGGTTTTTTTTTATCGTTTAAGCAACGAGTTGTTGACAATTACCCTGAACTATTTGAGCAAGGAAATGAAGAAGGAGCTAACTATGGAGCAGAGGCAAACTTTGGCATCAAGTGGGGTTGGTATCAATCGGTTTATGGAATTGCTAAAGGAGACATCACCAAATTTGATAAAGTCACTAGATTAAATGTAAACACTGCTTTACTATATTTAGTTTTTGAGAAAGAGAAACAAGAGTTGGAAGCAAAAAGAATAAAAAGAAAATGAAAGGTTTTTACAACATAACGGATAAAATTAAAACAGCATTTCAAGCTGAGCCATTTACTAACACAGTAAGCTTTGGCAGCATTGATGATGTTGATTTAGACAAGCAATCAATATTCCCTTTAGCACACATTATAGTTAATAGCGCAACGGTAGGAACTAAAACAACCACATTTAATATTTCAGTCCTTGCAATGGACATTGTAGACATTAGTAAAGAAGAAGCTACGGATAAGTTCGTAGGAAATGACAATGAACAAGATGTACTAAACACACAATTAGCATTATTAACAAGGGTGATCAATGACTTACAGAGAGGGGATTTATATACTGAATTATATCAAGTGGCTGGTGATGTCAGTTGTGAGCCTTTTGTGGATAGGTTTGAAAACAAACTTGCAGGATGGACAGCAACGTTTGATGTCTTGGTTCAGAACGATATGACAATTTGTAACTAATGGATTTTAAACAAACAAAATCAGCTTTAGAAAGTTTTGCTAAAAGTGTTATAAAACAAGCAAAGGGAAATTTAGCTAGACATAAAAACAACAGATTCATCACAGGAAATCAAAGTGGTGAATTATCTAATAGCTTAGGCTACAAGTCAAAAGGTTTGAACTTGGAGTTTTATATGGCAGACTATGGAATGTTTCAAGACGAAGGGGTTAAAGGTTCTAAGTCAACGTATAACAAGAGCAGGGAAAGTAGATTTAAATACACCATTAATAAACCTCCGATGCAACCAATAGCTGACTGGGCAAAAGCTAAAAATATAAGGCTAAGAGACGAGAAAGGAAAATTTAAAAAAGGCAATTACAGAACGATTGGATTTATAATAGCCAAAAGCATATTTGAAAAAGGAATAAGAGCGAGTTTCTTTTTTACCAAACCATTTGAACAGAACTTTGAAAAGCTTCCTAATGAGTTGATAGATAAGTTCGCATTAGACATAGATGATTTATTAGATTTTACAAGATGAGCAAAATAAACGCAAGAAGTCCATATTACTTAGAATACGTTACACCTACAAAGCCAAGTCCTGAGTTTACTTGTGCAATAGCTAACCTATCGGATTATTCTATTGATGCAAATGGAACGGTAACACTACCAACCTTAGATTACGGATACATAGATAGCTTTACAAGTACAGCAGGTGATTTTGCAAATAACAAGTTTGCACCAGTGGGAGCTTCATCAACTAGAACGGTAACTTTTAAAATTGTAATACCTAACGGGTTTTCAAACTCAGGAGGTGGTTATTTGTTATGTTCTAAAACAGCAGTACAAGAAGCAGCAGCTTGTGTAAATGGACCAACTGCAAACGGAACAATTCCAACACAATCATTATCAGGAGCAGGCGATACAAACACAATCGATTTGACTTCTTATTTTAATGCAGGAACGGTTGCCATTGAGGCTTATATTATAGTAAACCCACATCCAAGCTTTGTAGCTATGAGCAGACCGACAGGAACAACTCTAGCATTAACAGCTTTAAATGTTGGGGGAACTAAGGTGGTGTATGTAAAGGCAATTGATTCATCACCAAATAGCTGTGTAGCAATTCAACCAATAACAGTAACGATTGCAACTAATAACGACTTAGGATGTGTAGCATCAACTGGAGTGGACTCAGCAGGTTTAACAGGCGGAAGTATTGCACAAGATGGTACAATTAGTGATCCAAGTTTAATTGGTACAATAACAGAATATAGATTAACTTCAGGAGGTTCTGCTGTTACATCCCCAATTGCAGCCAACACTGGAAGCACTGCCCAAGATGTGACTTTGTACTTTTTAATAACAGTACCTACAGGATATGGAAATGCAGGAGCATCTATTGAATGCTCAAAGACATTTAGTCAACAAGGAACTGGTGCTGTTGCTTTTGATTGTGATACGACGATACTTACAAATCAAGCAATCTATACAGATGGAACTATAAAAACAGGAAACACCTCAAGGGGAGTAATTGAAACAACTACACCAATTAAGTTTGAAGAGGTTTCAACTCCTACGCAAAGATCAGTTACATTCAATATAAGAGTGCCTAACTCTCCTGCTTACTCGAACGCTAATGCTTTAGTAGCTTGTACAAAATCAATAACACAACCTGCACAACTTAACCCTTGTAGCACTAGCACAAATACATACTACATTCAGCAAAGTTTTGTAGGTGAAGCTCCAGAGGATTTTTGTCAAAATAGTTTTGGTGGCGCATCAACCGCAATAGCATCAAGCGCAACAGGTTTAGGGGATGCTTATAATGCAACTGTTTGCTCAACTGTATTTGGAACAACAACCGCAGCAGAACCTTGGTTTGGTAGAGACAAATATTATAGAGTAGATAGTTTTAAAAATTCAAGTTCAATCTCAAGTACTTCAGGAGCTTTTCATATTTGGAGAATAAGCAATAGCGGAATAGTAACAGAAGTTTGGCGATGGGATTGTGATGGTGGCGGA